GATGATCCGATGAGCCTATCTGCTATGGAGTTTTTAGCTGCGGTTACTACCATATTGTGTACCTTGATCGTCTCCTTTTTGCCTGTGTGGATATTTTCAAACTCAAATACAGCCGAGCCTGTGATTTTTGGCATTGAGTCAGTTAGATTGTTTACCATTTGTAGAATTATATCAAGCTCCCCACTCAAACAAGTCCCATCTTGCCCTAGTGCTTGGAGACGTCTCGCCACCTGTACACCAGGTGCTGTAGAGCCCTGCTGAGTCAGTCACTAGACTATCTAGCAAGGAGTCAGAGAGCAATGCATCAGTGATGGTGACCAGTTCATCTACCACTTCATTTTGATCAAGCTCTACCAGGTTTTTGTTGGTTTCTAGGAGGTTGATCAGGAATTTGACTATCCCGAGCGTCTTGGCTGATGCAAGTGACACCTCGTAGCTAAAGGTGTTGGCACCGAGGGAGCGCGTGATAACCTGCTGAACAAGGTAGTTGGCGTTTATTCCATATTCGGATAGATTGATATTGATATATTGTCCCGATAGAAATCCTGCGGTGGTGGTGGTAAATGATCCCTCGATAATAGAGTTTGCATAGTCTGTAAGCTCTGCGGTTGCCCTGTCACGCGCGGATTGGGTTGTTGATATTGACTTGTCAAATAGTGCAAACTCATGCACACCACTTGCGATGATGCTCGCGGTGTTTTCAATCGCGACCAAAATTGGAATGTCATATTTGTAGGTGATGGCTAGTGTGTCAGTCGAGGTGAGAAGCGTCGCAAGGCTAGATTGCTCCATGTATTTTTCCTGAAAGTTTAGGTAGTAGTCATAGCCTGTGGTGTTGACGTTTTTGATGCCTAGTGTTTTAGCGGCTCCATTTAGGGTTACGGTCACATCGTGAGGCTTGTCAGGGAGCACAAATTGACGTTTGACACCATCCCCTTTGGTCGAGTAGGTTGTGTAGTCTGAGAGCTTAGTACCTCCGCGAACATACACACGGTTTTTGATCTGTGTCGCATCGTTCCTGATTTTTAGGTTGCTATACGTTGAGGTGGATGAAGTGATATTGAATGGTGCAACATTGGTAGCAAGTGGGAAATAGTGCAATGCTTTGTTGTAGTCGATATACCAGCTATTACCTGTCAACTCACACAGCTTTCGTATTGCCTGTGAGGGTTGGATGTAATTGAAGGATATCTTGTCAATAGTCGCACTAGATACTACATAGGTAGCGCTGATCCCTGACCCTACGCAATACCTAGATACTATGTCGCTGATTATCGCCGCATCAGTCATGCTCTCATACACCCTATGTACCAGTAGTCTGTCTAACAATCTAGTATAGTCTGTGCATTGGTATGAGGCTCTAGGTACGCCCTCTTTTGATATTTCAACTTGTGTGGTATAGCCCCCAAAGATGCGAGTACCTGCATTAGAGGTTATCACGATCTCATTATCGTTGCTGGGTAGTCCATTGCCTGATCGATCTACGAGCGTAAATGTACAGGTATTCACCTGATCATTGATGATGTCCTCGATCTGTAAGGTATTTGCTAGTATGTCTGTGGTGCGATCTATGCCTCCTATTGTTACGTTGTAGGCTGTAGGCAATGTGGTAAATGTTGACCACGGCGAGTATTCGAGTCCGAGACTATTTTCGGCGTAGAATCTGAAGAAATATGAGTTACCAGGGGTGAGGTTGGTGAGATCAAGGCTGTATATACCTCCCGTGGAGGATAATCCTGTTTCGTCTATTACTCGTTCAGGATATGGAGTAGTTGAGAATTGCAAACCTCGACGAGATATGAGCAAAGCGGGAGTTGCGATGTATATAGATACTGTTACCGAGGTTTGGGCTACGTTTGTGACAGACGGTGCTGAGAACGATGGAGCTGCGGGCTCGACTGAGGATAAAAGTAAAAGCATGTAGTACTATTTTATCAGTTAACAAATCTACTGCTTGTCGTTTGAGTATTTACCGATTTTGTTGATAACTGATTCTATTGGACAACGAGCTCATAACTTCCCGCACCTGCAAATTGATCGAGAGAACAAGATGTTATATACCAGTTCATAGACCCGTTATTTGCGCCACCAGTTGCATCGAATTGAGTGTATTTAATGTTATTGGTCGATCCAACGTTGGCATATCCAGCAAATGGTGTGTATTGGCTAGAATATGGGGTCAGAATACCAAACGGAAGTGTTATGGATGTCTTTGTCACGGTTGCGCCTCCTGCTGAGTAGTTTTTCCAGTAGTTAATGAAAACGGTATCGTCTATAAGTTTGTATCTCGCTCTTTGGCTACCTCCTGTTCCCTCTGTTCCTGTGTATGTCATTACAGGCGACCACGTTAGCCACCTTGATTCTCTTTTTGGTCCTTGAATAAGGTTAAGTCCATTAAATGATGGCACAGACCAGTTGAACGATGCTGTGGCCGATAGCGTAGCCGCAAACCTTCCTACTAATTCGTAATAATCGCCAGATGATGCAGTCGTAATTGTAGATATAGCACAATATCTGTCGTCGGTAGATGTGGTGGAGAAAGAGGAATAGTACTTACCACCTGCTAGGCGAGAAAATCCGATCACTACTCCGTCCGTAGCGTTATAGCCCAAATAGACGAAATAGTCTACTTCTATAGTAGCCAAAATAGAATATCCAGCATTGAACCAGTTCGTTCCTGCATTTTTAGTCACCGAGAGAGCTGCTGTGATTGTTCTTACCGTATCTCCTATTCGGACATACACGGGATTACTTGCTGAGGGATCGTTTCCGTCCAGTCCCTTGAGAGCTACCGTCAAGTTATTTGAGGCTACAGAAGGCACTATTTTACCGTTATACAGGAAGCCTTGGGGTGGCACGTGGAACTCATGCAGGTTTTGCGGGGTAGCCATGAGCGTGTTATTCGTACCCGTGGCGATCTCGGCACGGGTGGCTGCGGTTGAACCTGACGATGAGGATATTCCTATCACCTGAAGTTGAGTCCCGTCATATTCTACGGTATATAAACCATCGATCATCACGTCGCTTGCAGACAAGGCCGTGGCTCCGCCTTTGGTTAGGTTCTTAGCTCCGAGACCTGATATATTTATGGTTGGGGAAGCTCCACATGTGACATTGAATTTTACCTGGAATCGCTGACCAGTGACATAGCTTCCAATAGCTACTGAGGGGGTTAGGGTGTATGCAGTGGACGTTCCTCCCGTAGTCAATATCTCATCGACCATGTTCTTTATAGTAGCTCCTGTTATGGTGGGTGCCGTTGCAAATACTGCTGATCCTGATCCTGTCTCGTCAGTGAGAGCAGACGCAAGATTGGCACTACTGGGTGTTGCGAGAAATGTAGCCACATTGGAGCCTAGTCCTGTGATTTTCGAGAGCGCGAGCTTGATTTTAGAAATGGGAGTGATCATAGATAGTAAGTGAAGGTCACGCCGTCTCCGTTGACTGTCGAATCAATATATACATCGGCGAGATCATCTATCTCGAGGGCTATAGAGTCACCTGCATCTAGGGCTACACCTCTACGGGTTGCTAGTGAGGCGACTACGGTTGAAGCGCCTACCACGATGTATCCAGTATTATCAGTCTCTGCTTGTATATAAATACGCTTTACAGCGGTAGTTGTAGCTAGGGCAACTGCGGTACCTGCGGTAGTGACTACCTTTCGACCATCACCTATGGTAGCGAATGAGTGATATGAGGGAAGTGGATTTGTTTTTGATAGATCTCCATCATTCACTCCATCAGCTCCAATAATGAGTTTGGATCGTTGGTATTTGACTCCTGATATATCATCAGCAGCCACGGAATCTCCTCCCGTCATTGTGTTGAGTGTTACATTATCTGCCATAATTGAGAAATTGTATCAAAATATAAATTAGATGCGTATGCTTTGTTTAAGTTTATTTATTATGCCATCTCCGATTAGCTCTGACATCCTATTTGCGTCTTGTGAGCTGCTTATGATCGCGCCATCCAGATTGACCGTAATACCTCCAAATGAGGTAGAGGTAGCCATACCTTGACCTATGGAGGAGGTATCTATGCCCACAGAGCCCTGTACTTGATAATTTAGCCCTTCTAGGGAGTCGTTGACCAGACTTACGCCACGCCTCACCACGTCCACCACGCTAGGTGAGTGTCGTTGAGTGAAATCAAGTGCGCTTTTGATATTTTTAACTATATCCTCGATCTTGTGCCACGCCTCCTCGAAAGGTTTGACTAGATATCCGAGTATTGTTTTACCAAATGATAATGTAAACGACAGCATTGTGCCAAATAGTCCTTTTATGCCGTCCCATGCAGTAGCCATTGCCGACTGTATTTTAGTCCATGCAAGGCTCCAATCACCTGTTATTATCGCGGTTAGTACTGCAAATATAGCAGTTATCACTCCTGCAAATATCTTAATCACTGAGGAGATGATAGTGATAGCTCCTTTGACCACGAATACAATCGTATCCCAGTTATCGCGAATAAATCCTGACAGCCAAACAAACAGCGCGGAGAATGTGACGAATAAGAACTCGCCCATGGTGACTACAAGTGCCTTTATAGCCTCAAAAGTAGATCCAAATGTATTTTGAATGAATGCCCAGTTTTCGACTATGAATGTCTGTAGCCATCCGAATGTGCTTGTGAATATAAGCTGTATGAAGTCCGTCATGGACTTGATCATCACCTGCACGGCGTACACAGATGAGGTGGTGTCTGTAGATACTTGCATCCAGTTTGTCCTCCAAAGATTAGCAAACTGTATGAGTATCGGATATATGTAAATGATGAATGTGTTATATATCTGCGTGCCTACGTTGAAAATCGTAGTCACAAAACTCTCTAGATAGGGGATGAGTGAGCTGATTGTATTGGCAAATGGAGTCAGATCAATAGTAGATACATAATCAATCACCTTTGACAAACTTTCCATGACCTTTGTCATGATAGGCAAGAAAGCGGTACCGATCTGCTCTTTTAGATTATTTAGCTTCACGGCAAACACCTCACCTGCACCTACATAGGAGGCTGCATACTGCGTTGCTTGGTTCTTCGCGAGATCCTGTATCTGATTGAATACTTGCTGTTTTGACGCTCCATCCTGTATCTCTATGCCGTATTCGCGCACTGCTTTTGCGTTCCCCTGAAATGCTTTTTGAATTGCTTTTTGGGAGTCGCCGAGCGAGATACCTTTGAGTCGTGCGAAATCTGCAGCTAGTGCCATCTCCTTTTGCGATTGAGTCACATCTTTTGTTATTGACAAAGATCGTGCGAATGCGCTTGTGGCTTCCTCGTCATCGAAACCCAGCTTGACCATTGCATTAGCTGTGTCATTTGCTGCCTTTTTGTATTGCTCAAATACTTTGATACTACCCTTAGCGGTGGTCTGCATCAGCGTCTCTGATACGATAGTTTGTGCCTGTGCGTCGCCTGCCACATCTGCAAACTTCTTCATTGCATCATATCCAGCTACAGCTATACGTGCCATAGCGGTGCCTGCTATTGCGACACCTTTAGCTATAGA